CTTCGATTTGGTTTTCGACTGGTACGGCCATTATTAAATAATTAAATAAATAAGTTGAATAATTTAAATGAAGAGTAAATATTTGTTAATTTATCAGAAATAAATAATTTATAAGTAAATGATCGTAGGTAGAAGAGATCATGATATTTTAAGGGTGAACAGTTCTAACGTTCACCTTCTTAAGACTGGAAAATTCAATTTTCCTTGAATTACTTAAGAAATCAAACAACATGGATGCCTTCTCTTCATTTAAGGCTGGATAAAAATAACTAATAGCGGCACATCCATGATTTTTCTGGTGTATATTTTTAACCATTGCAACTCTCTCTTGAACGGATTGTTTAGCTTCATCAAAATGTTGTTGGTCACGGTAATGTTTACCCAAAAATTTGGTTGTGTAACGAACAACATCCGGGAATATGCCCTTTTCAGTAAGAAGGAATCCGGCAAACTCACCAATTTTAAGAGTGTGAAATTTGAGTTTATGGCCTGTATACTTGACAATATTGCGGTCTTCAGCAATACTAGCCTTATCGCAGCATACAGCGCTATCATCACCTTTAAACATAGCAAGTCGTTCATTATCGTAATTAAAATACGAATAACACATTGCAACATTCATTATGGTATTAAAACAAATGGTGAATGGGTTACCAGAGAATTGTTTCTCATGACCTCTGATGGTAGTACTTCCGATCTTGTTACGATAAGTGACGGCCCAAGAGCTTCTGAATTTGTTAAAGAAGAGAGCGAGATCTTTTGGGCAGCCGGCAGCTGTTAGAATTTCATACTCTACCGACATATGTTCTTTTCTGTAAGATGCATCCCATTCGGAAAAATCATTACAGGCCCAGCTGTCGTGAAAACCAACTTTATCTATAGCTCTCAAATAAGCTTCATTGAGTTCGACTTCCGAATCATGTGTTGCAATGATTATATTTCGACCATTTTGATTAAGTATTTCTTGAAACCTGATGAGAATGAATCTAGCGTAAACAGAGAACAGGGCATTGATGTTCTTTTCAAACATGACCACAATCTGACCAACCTTGTCTGAGGTATCAAAACCTTCCTCATTTTTGTATTTCATCTGTTTCTTGTTAAACATAGTAAGGAAAGTTTTGAATTCATTAAACTCTTCTTGCAATTCCTTAACAAGACTTGGGTTGTGGTTAATTTTCTTCTGTAACGCTTTAAAATATTGTAAAGCATGGTACTGTAGTTCATCATCTTTAGGTTTAAATAGTTTGAGAAATTTATCAAAATCACAGTTCTTTCCGAACGTCGCCATACATAAACCTCGTTTAAGCATGCTGATAGTAAATAACGATTCAGCTGGTCTTATATGAGGTTTGCTCGCTGTTAACCTGGTGACGGCGGATTTGATGGTAGAGTACACATAACCACTACTTTGATGGATGCCAAGATGTTTATTGGTGAACACATGAACAACATCCTCCTTATCAAAAGGGACAACTTGATCAACGGTGGTGTTCACGTTAGATCCTGTACCGGGACTGGGAAAATAGGTGCAACATATTCTGATACATTAGGGTGATCATTAATAGGTACTATGACTTCGGATATGGTGTCCAAAGCATGATTGACATTGACTTCGACAGTGGGTACTTTTTCTTTAAATGTCGACATCAGAATATCTTTATTCTCAACTATTTCCTCTTTGATAACGTGCGCATACATATACACTTGATTTATTTCTTCCAACGTTCTTATGTTTGTTCCGTCTATTTGCAATTTGGTTACAAGACTTTCAGCAGCAGGTCCTGTAATAACGAGCTGATTAGTAGCTCTAGTAAGAGCAGTATAAACAAACTCAACTCGTTGTTTCAGATGCGAACTAACTGCATTGCCATCTATATAGAAAACGATTGTATGCTCACGACTACCGGTATACGTGGTTATTGTACTGGCTTTAAAGCCTTTTTGTTTGAGACCTTTAACGGTGCTATCATTAAACGCGATAATTTGATACCGTTTGAGATCTTCTATTTTCCCTTTGAAATAAATCAAACCATTCTCAACATCACTAAGTGTTCTCATATTAAAGCCGAAGAGATCGTTTATCTTGCTAGTAATATCTTTCGGAACTTTAAATACTGTGGTAATGTTGTTAACGACACCAACGGATGAAATTTTGGTGAACTTATTATTCCCATGATAAACGGAATAAGGCGTTTGGTAAATATCGCCAAGAATGGTTATAGGTTTATTAAAATATAAAGTTAACAAAGCGATGAACTCAAGAGGGAATTGCGTGAGTTCATCAATGACAATGTGCTTGTAAGTGTTCAGGTCCTGAGTGAATATCAGATGAGGTGTCCAACAACTGACTTTGCTAGACCACCGTTCCATAAGATGTTTAGTGGGGGTGATCCAAACTGATTTAGAGTATTTCTCAAGAGCTTTAGAGCTTTTAGCGGCACTAGCGAAGCCAGTTATAGCCTCGAAA